AAACAACAGCATCACGCTTAAATGCTGATTTTCCGTTCCCATCTGGAAATTTATGAATTCTTTCAGAAATACGGATTGTGACTTCTTTTTCATTAACAAGAATCTTCTTATTTTCTATTATACCACCTGAACGCAATTTGTCAAGTATTCCAGAAAGATTTTCTTTTGAATTTTGAAAAAAATTCTGAAATGTTTCACGGAATCCTACAGGAGAAAATTCAGAATTTTCAGAAATAATATTTTGCATGGGAACAGGATTCTGAATTGCCTGCACTTCCGGCGCAGTGACCGCCGGTTTTGTCTCGGTGATTTTCGGAGTCGGTTCGGGCGGAGTGGGCTTGACGATAGTATTCGGCGTGATGGGCGGTGTCTGATAATCATAGATTTTTTCGCGCTGATAATCGCGCCGGAGAAAATCATGATTGGCATCGCACAAGTCTTTACAGCGTTTCTGCCACTCTTTGCGCCGTGCCGATGCAGATTTTTTCTTTGCAGGGTCTGGAGCGGATTTCTCTGCGCGTTTCCACTTGCGGATTTGCCGTTCAAAATAACGCTGTTTCTGTGTGAGCTGATATTTCCGGACGGCCTCATCCCGGATGGCCTGTGTGATTTCCGGGACAGGCTGGCCGGGAAAATAAGATTGTGGGCTACAGTTGCAGTTCGGGTGAATCAGCCCGGATTTTATCGCATCGGACAGCAACGGCAAATGCAGTTCTGCGGCTTCGGAGGCCGTCCCGGATGAATAGACATCATCCACAAGGACTTTACCCATCCATGGCACACACTTTTCACAGGCAATCCCGGACACCGGAACGATGACCGTATGAATCCCGGATTTGTCCCGTGCGCGGCCTTCGCCAAGGAGCTGGGCGCGTTCATTGGCCGTCCGGAGTGCCATCCGCGCATAGACGGAAGCTTCGACTCTGCGGCCATTCCGGTATGTAATGCCGGGAAGTCCGCGCTGATGCAGGTCATTCACGGCCATATCAATCGCCTGATTGAGTGTCCCCGTCCCGGACTGCAAATAGAAATGAGAATCAAATAACGCCTCTCTGTAGGCATCATCGGCTTTTCGGAGAATGCTGTGTTCTGCTTTGGACAGGTCAGACCTGACGGCGGTCAGAAGTGCATCAAGTTTGCTGTTCGGGACATCAAAAAAACGCCGGGCGTTCTGGATGCCCGTTTGCAGAATCCGGATTTCTTCGTCAAGTTCGCCGTTCTGATTGGCATTCATGAGCATCTGCATGGCGGCATTGTTGATTTTCGTGAACTGGGGTGCAAACTGCCGATAATTTTTTGCTGACCATTTGCCGAGGCCGGCAAGCTGTTCAGTCTGCCACATTGACCATGATTTCTGTAAATCTGATTCTTCGCTGATATGCCTTTTCATGTTCCGGCTGATGGAATCAAGCAGAATATTTTCAATGCGCGATAATGCATCACCAACGTCATAATTTGCCATTAGAAAATATCATCTCCCGGCGCATCGAGACCGTCAAGCGCGTTCAGACGCTTGATTTCATTCTGTTTCCAGGCATCTTCCTTAGTGTCGCCGTAGAGTTCATCGACAATGGCCTCATTTGACATGATACGCGCATTTTTTGCCTTGCCGAGTGTTTCCACCTGACTTTCAAAACTTGGACTGGCATATTCGCCGAATGGTATAGAAATCTGCAAATCCGGGTCAAAATCAGAATCATGCCCGATATGCCATACAATCAGCATTGCACGGAATAATACAGGGAGCGTTTTCTGCAAAATGCTGATGATTCTGTTACGCGTGTAGAGTGTTGCCTTCTCTTTTTCGCGCTGGGCATCGGCATTATCAAGCTTTTTGACATCAATTCCGAGCGTACTCGGCGAAAGAACCCCCTGCAAACACAAATCAAGAGCGGTCATGTATGCCGATAAGTAGCCCTCATACTCAATATGCGGCTGAATGCTGGTGATTTGATTATCGGCATTTTCGGCCATGTTCTGCCCAACGATGATATAATTATCATCAAACGGATTTGGCCGGAGCGGCTGGCCGGTTTCCGGATTGTACTCAGCCATGGATGACGGAATATAGGTCTTCGGCTGAGACTTCCGGAGCGCGTTCATGTACTGGCTCCACGCTTCATCGACAGCATCAAAGCACCCGTGTTTCCGATGGAACAGGCTCTGACCGCGTCCGGGGTACTGCGGAGAACTCCGGAATTTCATCGGCACGGCAAGACGGAGATTTTCATCAAATAATAAATCCTGCAAATGCGCCGTTTCTTCGAGGGTGTCAAGCATCTGCGGATTGCCGTCTGCATCGGTCAGAACGTACCGGATATGCCCGTATCCGTAATGCTCCCGGAGCAGATAAATCCGGCTCTGTTTCTGATATTTGGTCAGAAAAATGATTTCATCGCCATCAAATTGCACCCGGTCTCCGGGGACAAAATCCACTGCCGGGCTGTCTGATTTCTCCGGAAAATTCCGGATTCTGAATGCGCCGTCACCAATCACAAGCATCTGACTGACGGCAGTTTCCAGGGTATCAGAAAACTGACATTTTTTCAGGATATTCGCCAAAATATCCTGTTCAGCCGGGTTGGATTCGATTTCGATATTCAGCATATCAGAAATGACTATCTGTGTCAGAACGTCAATCATTTCGCCGGGGATGCCCGTGTGAATTTTCTGGATTTTGCTGTGTCTGGACATGCACCAGAATCCCGTACCGCCGAGCTGGGCATACAGCTGACTGAGTTCGTCAGGGTCGCCGGAATACCAGATTTTATTTTTTGCGGCGTTGTCCTCAAAAGTGAGATTTTCCCGGATGTAAATCTGTTTCGGGAATGCCTTTTCGGTTTTCATCATCCGGAAAAACCAGAATTTCAGGCTTTCTAAAATATTCAATTCAGATTTGCACCTCGTTTCTGATTTTTCCGATTTGGTCTTTGTACGGGATAAATGCATACTGCACAGAATTGATAGTATGGTCGTTTTTGTCTTCCGGCTCGTCCTTGTCTTCCTGCCATGCATAGCAGTTCAGTTCATGCAGATGATGCGTACACGTTTCGTTCACAAGATAGTGACCTGACGAAATCCAGGCACTTTGCAGATGAATTCTGTCAATAATCCTGATTTTCTTGTAAGCATCGTTGAACTGATACAGGGACCCGGTCTGACGTTTGTATTTTTTCAGTTCAGAAATAGTCGCCTGGTCTGCGCTGTCGATAAAGACATCACGCGAAAAGCCCCATTTCTGCCGGCAGTGTTCCAGGAAATCCACAAATCGGCCAGCCAAATCCGAAGGGGAAACCGGAATTTTCAAATCCGCATTCTGGATAATATTTTCTTCAAGTATTAATAATCTGAATTTATCATCAATGCCGATGAACGTCATCGCGATAGTATCCGCCGACTTAGAGGAATACGCCGTGTCCAGTCCAGCCGAAAACCGCACGAACCGGAGTTCATGGCGTTCAATCTGTAACTGCAAATCGCCTTCCTGAAAGCAGTGCCGTTTCCGGTCAAAGTTCTCGAATACGAGACCCGTTGCCCTGCCTCTGATGCCACATACCTTGTTCTTCCACAGTTTGCTCCCAACGGGGACATTCTGTTTTATCATCTCAATTTTTTCAGGTGTCAGCGCGGCATTGTCCTTGAATCCGAAAAACCAGTGAACCCAATTCGATTTGGGTTCTTCGCTGAGCTGTTCCAGAATCTCCGGCGGTGTTTCGTGCGCCCACTCCGGAAGAGGCCGCGCATGATTGATATACTCACGATAGATGGGTAAGTCATTGTCATCCGGGTTGAGCGTTGCCATCAGATAATCACATCTCATAACCGATTCCCGGACATAATCAATATCAGCAATATTGATTTCGTCGATATACAGGCATCCGTATTGTGCGCCGAGTGATTTTTTCCAGCGAGCCGCATTGTCATAGCCGAGAACATAAATTTTCTTGTCGCCCTGATTCGTATGCAGAATAATATGAGGAAGACTGTCTTTTCCCTTTCCAGCCGGGAAATACTCGGTCAGAATCCCGAAAATATCCAGAATTCCCAAATCTTTATTAATGATGTTTTTCTCGATGGTTCCTAAATCCAGACCGGAAAGAACATGCTGTTTCTTCGGAGATTCCGCACATTTCAGGATAAATTTGTAAATGCCGACGGTTGTTTTTCCTGCACTGGTTGTTCCCTCTAAAAACTCGACAGGTGCGGAACAATGCAGAAATGCCTTGAATTTCGGAGAAAGAATCAGTTCAGGCATTGTCGCTCATCTGCTTTACAAGAGAATCCAGTTTTGACATTTCCGCACTCAGAGTGCCGCTGACTTCGAGTTTACTGATGTATTCTCCGGTCATCTTATTCAGAACATCAATGCTTTTAATCCGGTCAGCCGGAGCGACATCATCAGACCGGGCAAGGCCGGAGAGAATGGCCTGCCGTTCTTTTGCGGTCAGAATGGCATCGTCCTGCATCTTCGCGCGAAGTTCGGCAAGATACGCCTGAACATTCGTATTTTTTAGTAACTTGTCGGCATTCTGTGCGGCGTATTTAGGGGAATACCCGGCCATTTCCGCGGCCTGTCCGGCATTTCCGCACTGAATATAATATTCCGCAAATTTTCTCTGACGTTCGTTCATGCCGTCACCGCCTTTCGGATAAAAATACAACACAAAAGCACCAGCCATCCGGCTGATGCTCCTGTGTCGTAAGGGGAGGTAATTCCAATCTGCACAATTCTATGATATTATTATAGCACTTTTGATTATCGCTTTCAATCGCATTTTATCGCAAGTTTATCAAGTGCGCGGATATGTTTCCTGAAAACGGTTGCAGGATGATAATGCATCTTTTCAGCAACCTGTTCAAACGTCAGATAATTCAGATAGTGCCACATCAGAACGGCTTGCAAATCGTCATCATCGATTTCAGCGATTGCAAGACTGATTTCCTTACGAATAGTTT